TGGACGTTGAGAAATTTATGGATAAATACCATTTAGTCCGTGGGGTTAAGTGCCCATGGCCGTTCGTCTTTGATATGTCCATTTCTGACGACGAAAAATTGGAACGATTGATGAAGACTCCTGCTTGGTTAGATCAGGAACGTATCATCTACCAGTACAATGGACATTCCTCGCCAGGCTATCCTTTGATAGCCAAAGCGCGTAAAAACGCTGACTTTTCTAGTACGGAGCGATTGGAAATATTGAGAGCTGTTTTAGCGCGATTGCGTCTTTTGGCGTCTGTGGACGTCAGAAGTAGCAACGATCCCTTGGAGTGGGTGGCTGCTAATTGGGTTGATCCCATTATGGCCGTAATGAAGAGTGAGCCTCATCCCCGCGCTAAGTGGTCTGTTGGTCGTTTTCGCGAAATTATGATGCTTTCTTTAGTCGATCAGACTCTGGAAAGAATGTTGTGGACTTACATGCATGAAGAGGAAATTCGTAGTTGGAAAGACTCGCGTTCAACCCATGTGGGAATTAGCTTCACTGATGAAGCTAATTCATTGATGTTAGATAAGTTTTCAACATATAAACGTCCAGTGGCTACGGATATGTCCGGTTGGGACTACCATGTCACCTATGAATTGCTAAACGCTGAATTGAGTGTGCGCTTGGCCCAAGTGGATGTTGAGGGTTTTAGAGATATTCACGAGAAAATTGCTCGAAATAGATTGGAAGTGTTTTCCCGTTCCGTTATCTTGGAGGGGTCTTCAGTGATAGTACAGGATCGCCCTGGAATTCAGAAGACGGGATCCTATTTGACGTCGAATGGAAATTCGCATATGCGATCAATTTTGGCGTTTCTTGGAGGGGCTAGGCAGTGCGCCGCTGTTGGGGACGATTGCGTAGAAGATACTGATAAGGATCTGGAGGGATTGAAGGCCCACTATGCCAAATATGGCCAGGTCTGTAAAGATGCTTCGGACGATCGAGCCCATTTAACGTTTTGCAATCGTGTATATGATCTTGAGGTTGGCGTAGTTCAGTTTGACGATGAATCCAAGATGTTGTGTAAATTATCTCATGGTAGCTTGACAAACAACATGTTGTTGTCTTGTTTTAGTGAGATACGACATAATTTCGAGGCAAGAGTTCGATTGGACGACATAGTTAAGGATTACAATGCTACGCGTAATGAGAAATTGTATACGTGGTTGGATTGTGTTTCGTTGACTTCCGTTAAGATTGATCCGTATGACGTGTTGTATGAGGCATCCGATGGCCCTATTGAATTTGGCGCACGTGTTTTGAGCAGGCACGATGAAAGTTGCAAAGAGCAATCAAGCAGCAACGCTGCGCAAAGAACTGAATCGAGTAGTGACCAAACTCGATCAGCAGACCCCGGTCAAGTCCAAAGCGGCAAGAAAGCGCGCGCGAAGAAAAAGCGCCGCGCTCGAGTCAAGGGTGGAGAGCCTGGAACAGGAGGATCTTCAGATGCTGGAGGCGCAACAAAACAAGCGCCTTCTAGCAGCACCTAAGATTCAACAGCTGCTTCAACCAGCGCCAGTCCCACAGGCGCTGAAGTCCTA